TGCCTGCCGCGATTCAATGGACGCCGGAACTGGAGCAATCCATCTGCAATCGCATTATGGCGGGCGAATCAGTGTACAAGATAAGCCGCGACGATTCAATGCCATGCGAATCAAGCATTTGGGTTCATGCGGGACAAGATGAAGCATTTCAAAGCGCTATTGCGCGCGCGATGCAAATTCGTGCTGATTCAGACATCGAACGCTGTCGCACTGAGGCAGAATTAGCCAATCCTGACAACTGGCAGGTTGCGCAGTTACGCATTCGCACGTTTCAGTGGGAAGCAGGCAAGCGCAAGCCGAAAGTGTACGGCGATAAACTGGCGCACACGGGCGCAGACGGCGAGGGGCCGGTAGCATTCCAAATCGTCAGCACGGTGCCCAGGCCGCCAAAGGAATAGTGATAATCTGGTCACGAGGTAAGCCATGCCAGTATTCAACGCAAATGACCGCCTGACCTATTGCATTCCGGTAGGCGATGCCATCGACCTTTTCGCAGCCGCAGACGTGCTCACGCCTTCAGTCAACAGCATTGTTTGTACGATTCAGCAGCCTGGGCCAGGGGTGCGCGGCGTGCGCCAGTTCACTATTAACTTTGCATCGAGTCCGACTGCAGTGGTCAAGATCTACGGCTCGAACACGGCGCCGACCAACGCCGGCGTGGACCCGAACGGATTCTTGCTCTACACCAGCACAAACACGCAAGCTGACCAGTACGAGGACAGTTTCGCGTACATCTTCTACTGGGCGCAGCTTACGTCGCAGTCCGGCGGCGGCGCGCTGACTGTGCGCATGTTGCAGGTGTAGCCAATGTCGAGCATTGCCCGCTTTGCGCCCATGCAGGGCTACGGTACAGGCCCAGCGGGTCCACAAGGCCCACCTGGACCATCTGGGGCCGATCCCCTTACCACTGAAGGGGACATGATCTACCAAGCGGGCGGGATGGCTGCGCGCCTCCCCATCGGCATCGAGAACGACATTCTGGTATCAAGCGGCACAGATCCGGGCTGGCAACCAGCGGGCAATGTGGCTGTAGCCTCACTCGACGGCATCCAAGGCGCGGTAGCGCTCAGCGCAGCCGGAATCGTTACAATCACCGACAACACGCCATCTTCGGGCGACATTCAGATTGCCGTGAATTGGGCGGCGGCAGAACCAGTAAGCGGGAGCGGAATATCATGGACACTGGCGCACACGCCGAAAGCTACTCCATTGATTGTGGTCATGGTCGCATCGTTCGGGGGCGTGACCTTGCTTCCGAGCCAGACACCTGGATTCACCATCAGCGGAACAACCGTCACAACTACCACAAGTTATTCATCTGGTGCGCTTTTTGCCTATTACCCCTATTAGGTAACGGCCAGATTATGCCGCTGTGCAGCGCGCAGGTTCTGCCGATTGCCAATGGCGGCACAGGATCGACCAGTGCTGCGGCAGCGGTCACAGCGCTTGGTGCAGCACCAGCCGCATCTGGCGTCCCTTCGGGCATGGTGGCGTTTATTACCAGTGGCTCGTGCCCAGCAGGTTGGACAGAGAATGACAACCTGGCAACCTACAACGTGCTGGTGACGACAACAGCCGCTGGAGATGTGGGTACGCATGCGAGTCAATCGTTGACAGCGGCAGCACAGACCTTTACAGGATCGAGTACCACAGTTCCAGCGGAGACGGTGAATAGCTTGACGGCAGCAGCTCAGACGTTCACTGGAAGTTCGACTACGGTCCCGGCTGAGACAGTCAACAGTCTGACGGCGGCAGCGCAGACGTTTACAGGGACATCGAATCAGACCACCAGCGGGACAAGCGGCGGGACGCCTGCAGGGAGCAATACACTTGGCGCTTTTACCGCAGGTGCTATTAGTTGGCCCGCAGGAGTGCCCACAAACGCAAGCGGAGCTTATTCAGATGGAGCGATAGCGTGGCCCACGGGCGGAAGCAGCGTGCCGACGTTCTCTGGGGCGAGCGATACGACCAGTTCAACAGGAGCGGGTACACCGGCTGGAACGAATAGCGCAACCGCTACGTCAGGCAACTGCGCGGCCACCAATATCGCAGCAGGCACCGGGTCCACTACAGCTTGCAAGGCTACAGCACCGAACCTGACCGTACCCGCTGAGACGTTCGCCGGTTCTGCTCTCGCCGGCCACACTCATACCGTTACTCCCACAGGTACGGTGGCTTGGCCCACGCCAGTCCCAACCATCGCAGCAGGCACGTTTACGCAGCCGACTATTTCATGGCCTGCTGGAGTACCGACTATCGCCGCCGGTACGTTCACACAACCCACATTTACAGGCAACGCGCTCGCAACGCATACGCATACACTGACTCCATCGGGCACGAATGGAACGTCAGCCGTAACCGGAACGTTGAACTCAACCACGATAACCCCCTTGGGCGGCAATGCGACATCTGCTGTCACCGGGACACTCAATTCAACGTCGATCACACCCCTGGGCGGCAATGCGTCGAGCGCCGTGAGCGGCAATGCGGCCTATTACAAAGTGATTGCATGTCAAAAGAACTAAGGATCGACCCCGCCTCCGGCCCAGGACGCTTCCTGCTCGACATGAGCAAATATGGGATGCGTCCCTATGCGCCCTACCCCTTCCAGGCACGATTCCACGGCTCACCAGCACCATACGGCTTCCTCGGCGGCGCAGCGGGTCCGGGCAAGACGACCTGCGCCCTCATGGAGCAATTCATCGGCGCGCACGAGTTCAGCAACGAAGATGGCCCGCAGGTGCATGATCTGGCTCTGCGCCGCACGTTTCCCAAGCTCGAATCCACGGTGATTACGCGCTTCCGTGAGCTGTTTCCCAAGAGCGTATATCGCAAGTTCAACGAAACAAAGAGTGAAGTAACGTGGATGAATGGCGCAACACTCAAGTTTGGGTCAATGCAGTACGAGTACAACGCCTGGGATTATCAGGGCCAGTGGCGCACGATCTACTACGACGAACTGTGCGAGTTCACCTTCAAGCAATGGATGGCGACGAGCGCATGGAACCGCTGCCCGGTCAGTTCGCAGACGCGCAAGTTTGGTTCAGGCAACCCGATTGGGATAGGCGCGGTGTGGGTCGAGGATCTGTTCGTCAAGCATGTGCCGTGTATGGAGATGGATGCCAGCCAGAAGCGCAACTACAACGAAGCGGATTATCCATATTTCGAGGGAACCTATTTAGATAATCCAGTTTACGCGAACGATCCTGTGTTTTTGAAGAACCTCGAAGCGTACCCCGAGGCGATCAGGGATGCGCTCAAGTTTGCAATCTGGGGTGCAGCGGGCGGCTACTTCAGGGGCGTGTGGGATGAGGCTGAGCATGTGTTTCCCTATGGCGCGCTGGATCGTAAGCCATGGTGGAAGCATTGGATCAGCGGGAATTGGGGGTTTGCGCACCCGTATGCGTATTACAAGCACTGCATGGACGATGAGGGCGTGGTCTATACCTACGATGAATTGTTTGGGCGCGAACAGGAACCGGAAGCGCTGGCGCAGTTGATCTGTGATTGGGCAATGGAAGGCGGCGAAATGCCAGCATTCCAGAGCTTTGCGCACTCGTTCGACGCAGCGGCGTCCAAGAATACGGCTACCATGGGCGGCAATTCTAACAGCGTGAATAACAGGATGATTCCGACGCTTAGGAAATATGGCATCCCCGATCCGCATGAATCGACGCGGGATAAGCTCGGCCGCGATACGCTGATGCGCGAGAAACTGCGCAAACGGGTGCATCTGGGCGAGGATGCCGAGGGACACGCGCTTGAGGTTCCATCCTGGCAGGTAAGCGACAGATGCACGCAGCTCCGCCGCATCATTCCGGTGATGAAGGCGGATGAGATTCAGCCGGAGAAGATCGAGTCAACGACGGACGGCACAGACTCGCCATTGCAGGGGGCTGGGTATGGACTGTACGCGATCTTTGGCAAGCCCGCGATGGTTCCCAAGGCGGTCCAGTTGCAAAAGGTGCTAGAATCTGCACCAGATAACACCGCGATGCACTTGCGGGCGCTCAGGTTCGAGCAGAACTGGCAAAAGGCGCATCCAGCGCGCGGGAGGAATCCAGTCAGATGGCGACGGCAATCTTCGCAATAATCATGCTCGGCGGATTCTTGGGCGTCGGATGGCTGATTCGGTATGAATCGCGCCAGATTGCCGACAGAGTAGGCGTTGTTCTGCACAATCTGGCCTGCGTCGCCGCTGATGCCTCAGAAACGGCTGACGGAGTAATCAAAATCAGCGACGTGCTCACGGAGGCCAGCCGCATCAAGGCCGCAAAATCCCCCACATTCGATGGTGATAAGATTCAAGAGAAATCCGCAGGCCTGCGCTACGTGCCGATTGCGCGTCGCAGGGCGCAGGCGGAAGCAGCATCGCAGACGCCCGCAACGCACAATGAGCGAGTGCGGGCCAACAACACAAGGGCTTTGGAGACAGCAGGTTAAGGAGATAGATCATGCCAATGGATGCAACCGGACAGTATCGCCACAACCACGAATCAGCCAACATGCACTCCGAGCAGGCTGGGAAGAAGTACAACCCGGACGGCAAATCAGAAGAGCATGAGGACGGTGACCACACCCAAGTTCACGACCACGGCGATGGCACGTTTCACACCGTCGATCCTGAACATGGCGAGGTTCAGCACGAGTCCATCGGCCACATGCACGCGCACCTGTCGAATATTCATGGCGAGGAGGGTCATTCGCACTTCCACGCCCACCACGATGGAGTGATGCACACGTCGCACTCGGTCAAGTCTGGCGAGGAGCCTGAACACCGTGAGCATGACAGCGAGGAAGGCGTGCATGAGCACCTTTCCGAGGCTATGGGTGGCGAAGATCATGAGGAGCCGGACGGTGACGAGGCCGAGCCGGAACACGCAGGCGCTGGATTAGGCGGCCTGTACTAACCGCAACCACGAATGAACAACCTTCCATAAGGGGGAAGCTATGGCAAATCGCACTCGTTTTGCAGGACAGTATCGCGCAACGGATTTCAATTACGGCGGCTATGGGGTCGATGGACCTCCGGCGCTCATCGTCGCATCGGGTCCAGGCGTCACCGGATCGCAGACCCTCACAGTCTATGGTGGTAATATCACGCTTTCTGACGGAACCATTGTTTCCGTGCTGGCAACCACTGCGCCCATCACCGTCGCCAATGCCTCTGGGGTGGACACGGCAACTCCTTCGGCGGTATCGACCTATGTTCAGTCGAACATCTACGGCCCGACTGCGACCGTCACATTCAGCGGCACCTACGCTCACTATGCAGGTGACCGCATCGCGTCCGGCACCGTGGGCTTGCAGGAGGCGTTGAACTACGCTTTGCTCAAGGGCGGCGGCACGGTCATTGTGGACAACGAGTGGGTTGTGCAGGGCGGCACGGCTGCGATGCTTGCCGCGATTACGTTGCCCGCCGGCGTGGAACTGTTGGACAACCGCGTCGGCGGCGGCCCGCTCAAGAGCTATGTGGTGCTGAGCAATACGCAGATTCTCAACTTGAGCACCACCGCAGTCCAGGTTCTTCCCGCACCCGGCGTGGGCTACTTCTACAACATCCTCAAGGCCACGTTGGTCAATGAGTGCACAGGGACGGCGTATACCTCCGGCGGCGCAATCACCATCGGCTACGGGTCGACCACCACTCTGACGCAGGGGCTTTCCGGCACCATCGCGGCCAGCTTCCTGACCTCCCAGACAACCGTGCAGGTGATTCAGTTGGCGGGCGCGAATCTCGCGTCTACCACTGAGGCGCTTTACGACAACCAGCCGATCGCGATGAGCAATGCGACGGGCGCATTCGCCACCGGAACCGGGACGCTGAAGGTCAGCCTGAGCTATACCATCGAAAGCAAATAAATGGCCCCTTGGGATGAGGTTCTGCATAAGTGGAAGGCCGGTTCTCTCAAATCAGGGGGAACCGGCAAACCTGTGCAGAGCCAGAAGCAGGCTATCGCCATCATGCTTTCAGAGAAGCGGAAGGCAGGCGAGGGCGACAAGGAATATCAATCCTCAAAGACAGGACCGCTGCGCAGAGCAGCGCGGAGAGGATCAGAATGAGCACAGTACCAGGATTGTTTATTGGCATTCCGTCAAGTGGGCGCTGCGTAGATATACGCTGGGCGCTTTCCCTACAAGGACTCGCGGCCAACGTGCCGGTCGGTTCCTTCATCACTTTTCAGATTCAAATCTCGACTGATCGCGCAGCCAACCGTGAGTACCTGGCCGAGCAGGCGATTGCCGCCGGAGCGCGCTACCTGTTCATGGTCGATGATGACACCGTTTGCCCCAATACAACGCTGAAGTCGTTGACCTATGAGATTGAGAAAGACCCCAAGATCATGGTCGCAGGCGGCATTTATGGAACGAAAGAGTGTCCATCGCTACCGCTGGTGTTCAAGCGCATGGGCGATGGCGCGTTCTGGGGGTGGAAGCACGGCGAAGTGTTCGATGTCGAGGGCATTGGCACTGGCTGCCTATTGATCAAAACGGAAGTGTTCAAGGACTTGCCGAAGCCATGGTTCTTTGAGCCGAACGAAGCGCCCGTCAATCAATTCCGCACGATTGGCGATCAAGAGATTCCGATTGTGCATGAGGGCGGCACGGATGACTTGTATTTCTGCCGCAAGGTGATCGACGCTGGCTATCGCATCATCGCGCATGGTGGCGTGCTGTGTCCGCACATTGGGCAGAATGGCGTGATTTACACGCTGCCTGAAGACAGCTATCCATTCAGGAAGGAGGACGCAGATGGGAGTGTTACGAGCCAAGATGCGCAACTCGTTGCCCAATAGCGATTTCGCGGTGCCGGGGCGCAAATATCCAATTAACGATCCCAACCATGCGCGCAATGCGCTCTCCCGCGTGTCGGCCAACGGTTCACCAGAAGAGAAGGCGGAAGTGCGCTCGGCAGTGAGCCGCAAGTATCCGGGCATCGGGAAGAAAGGCGCTTTGCGGCGCGCTGCTGGTGCTTGATGAAAATTGACAAGGTCATCGCAGAGGAACGGATGCTGGCCGTCGAGAGACAAGTCCATGCACTCGTTCCCAAAGGCGCGGAGCGAGTTATCATGTGCCCCTATTGTCAATCGGAGAATCTTCCGCACGTTCCATTCTGCTGCGAGACGTTGCGCCATGCGGTTGTAACCGTGCTGGTGGCGGATCGGGCGCTGAAGCAGGCTGCGGCGGCAGAGAAAGCGATGCAGAATTGATGGCAACTAGCACGATAGCGCCAGCACTCGATACAGAACAGCCCGAAGCCGGAGACGGCGCGCCCGAGGATCAGGGTGAGCGATTTGGCGGCGATGGCTTCCCTGAACTTCCTGAGAATCTTCAGAAAGCACTCAAGGGGCTGCTGCGCAAGGCGCTGACCCGCGAGATGTACGCACGCAGGCAGGAAGTGATGGAAGCGCGACGTGAACGCTTCTATGATCGCGGCGACCAGTATATCTATTGGGACTACAACTCATGGGGATTCGCCCCGCTCTCTAGCCAAGGCTCAGGATCGCCGGGAAACAATGGCGGCTATGAGGATGTGTACAACATCTTCCACCCATTCCTGCGCGCGCTGATTGCGGCTGGAACCGCATCGCCCCCTGGCATCCACATTGAGCCGCGCTCGAACAAGACTGCCGACACGATAGGCGCAGAAGCCGCAGACCTCTACCGCGAGTTTGTCGAGCAGGCGAACAACATCAAGAATGTGCAGACGGAAATCTGGCGCTATTTCGGCACAGATGGCCGCGTGATTACCCGCGTCTACAAGGCGCAGCCGGATGTGAGCTACGGCGTGGATGAGGATGGCGAACCGCTGGACGCGGAGTGCATCGAAGTCAACGGCGTGCTTGAAAGCAAAGTTCCAATCACGCAGAATGACCAGAAGAAATGGCCGTATTGCGTCATCAGCCGCGAGTACGAGATTGAGACGCTGCAAGAGGAATACCCGGACGCTGTAGACAAAGACGGCAAATCAAAGATCAACGATTCCGGCGATTCGATGGGCGAGTCAAGCTATGAGCGCATGGCCCGCATTGGAGTATTGCAGGGAACCAAACTGATTACGGCCAGCGGAGAAACGTGGTCGAATCTTGTAACCAAACATATCGCCTATTTCCGGCCTTCATTCTTCCGCGCAGCCAAGGACGATGACGAGAAGGCACTGAAAGAACTCTTTCCCAATGGCTGCGAATTGATCGTCTGCGGAGACGCTTACTGCGAGTCGCGTAATCGCTCGATGGATGCGTTCATTACCTCCGCGCACTCGACACCAGGCGATGGTCAGAACCGCTCCAGCCTGATGCACGACATGGTTGGGCCGCAGGACACGTTCAACGACTGCTGGAATCAGCAGAAGGAGATTTTCGATTACTGCATCCCGGATGTTTATATGGACTCGGCCACGATTGATGCGATGGCGCGCGAGGAACGAATCGCAGAACCGGGAGCAGAGATTCCCGTTGTTTTGGGTCCGAGCGACAACATCAACAACAAGGTTCTATTCGGTCAGAAGGTGGAAGTGCCAGCCACGATGGTGCAGGCGCTGAACACGCTCTCCGGCTCACTGGGCCAGATGATTACGGGCATGTACTCGGCAGCGCAGGGCGAAGGCGACGAGCATCAGGAAACAGCCAAGGGGCTGACCATCCTCAAGGAATCCTCGCTTGGGCAGGTTGGCATCGCCTGGGGCGCGTCACAATTGCTCATCGCTGGTGCAATCGAGCAGTGCATTCGGCTGGCCGCAGAGACGCGGGACTCGCAGCAGGTGCTTCCGGTGCGCTCACAGGGATCTGACGCCTCCGCCAGCAAGCAAGTGGAAATCGCCAACATCCAGAAGGGGAACTGGTATGCCAACGTAGACACCAGTTACCCCGATACGAAGTCGATGAAGCGCGCGATCTTTACCAGCCTCATGCAGTTGGCCGAGAAGTCGCCCGCGATCATGGCGATGATGAATCTGCCCGAGAATCAGGAACTATTCAAGGAATTTGTTGGTATCGAAGGCTTTGAGGTTCCCGGCGCATCCGCAGACTTACAGCAGCGGCGCGAGATTGAAGAATTGCTCAAGAGTGGGCCAAGCGAGCCGTCGCCGCAGGAAGTTCAGCAGGCCGTGATGCAGCAACTCGCGCAGATGGCCCCCGCCGCTATACAGGCCGCGCAACAGCAGGGATTGCCTACGCCACCGCCCCCGCCGCCTCAGGTAGTAGAACAGATGGGCCAGCAGGCGACGCAGGCACTCACCAAGCCCACCGTGCCGATTGATCCGGTGTGGGACTTCCACCAGCAGCACATCCAGACGATTCAGGACTGGCTCGCTTCGCAGGATAGGTTCGATGAGGAAGCCAAGGGTAATTTCCCCGGCATCGAGAATGTGAAATTGCACGGCATGGCGCACAAACAGGCTTTACAGGCCGCTACCGCGCCACCACAGGAGAAGCCGCCGAATGTGAGCATCAATTTCAGCGATCTTCCGCCGGATGGCCAGATTCAAGCCGCCGCCGCCGCTGGAATCAAGCTCAATCCCACCGTTCAAGCCGCCGAGCGCGTGGCTGGCCACGTTGCTGAGGCTGCGAAGCCCAAACCGCAGCCCGGAGCGCCACCAGCATGAGCGAAGCACACGAAATTCGAGAGTTTTTGATCCTAATTCAACGATTGGAGAAAATCATGGCAGATGTACCCGCAGGTCTCGCATCATTGCAGGAAGAAATCGCCAAGTTGGAAGCCACTGGAGCCGCGCTACTGGCGTATATCCAGACGCTTCAGCAGCCCAACACCGAAGATGCAGCGGTAGCAGCCGCCGCAACTCAACTCGATCAGCTCAACACCACGCTTTCAGCCGCGATTCCCGCACCCGCTGTCCCCGCAGCGCCACCCGCAGCCTAAAGGAGCCGTAAATGCCCGACGAGACAGGAAGTTTGGCAGTAGCAGATGCTGGCGTTGACACAAGCGCCGGAGAAACGGTTGAAACCGGCGCAGAAACCGTCGAAACAGCAGGCGGTAGCGGCGAAGGTAGTAACCAAGTTGATTCCTCCACGGAAAATGAGGGATTGACAGAGAAAACCACCACAAAGGGCAAGATCAACCTTGCCGATGTGGTGAAAAAGTCCTCTGAGGCGCTGAAGGCCATCAATCCAGCGCTCCCGGCGGCTCTGCGCACGGCTGCGTTTGAGCAGTCGGCGCTTTACCGCGAATTTCCAGGCGGATTGAAGGAAGCCGTAGCGCTCAAGCAGACCTTGGGTGAATATGGCGGCGTCGGTGGAGTTAAAGAGGTCGTCGAAGCCAACCAAGACTATCAGAAGCTCGAACAGCTCTACGAAAAGGGCGATGCAGCCTTCATGACGAATCTGGCCGACGCTTCCCCCGCGTCGTTCAGCCAAATCATGCCAGCGGGCCTTGCCAAATGGAAATCCGTTGATCCTGATGGCTACAACCATAATCTTGCCAAAGTGATGACGCAGACGCTCGACGGCGCGCGCGTTTCAAGCACATTGGAGCAGATTTGGAACAATCTCGACGCCGAGAAGCAGGGGCCGCTCAAGGATGCCGTGGCGTCGCTCTGGCAGACGCTTGACGGCTTCCGCAAGGCTGGCGACCAGGCACCAGAGCGCAAGGTTGACCCGCAAAATGAGGCGCTGACTCGCCGGGAGCAGGAATTATCCCAGCGCGAGGCCCGCGCAATGCTCGCGCCCATTGCCAGCGAGGGCCAGAAGCAGATCCTCTCGATTACTGACCGCGAGATGGGCCAAAGCTACAAGTGGAGCGAAACCAGCGCCGAAGTGCAGCAGGCGGTGCGGGATCGTGTTCGGCAGGAGGTTATCAGCGCCTCAGCCAAAGACAAGGTATTTAGCCGCGAATTTGACCGCCTCAAGGAGCGCGGCGATGCTGCTGGCCTTGAGCGCCACGTCAAAAACTTCCAGGATCGCGTTACGCCGTCCATCGTGCAGCGAGTGGCTAAGTTGTTCGCCGTCAAGCCCAAGGGTGCTGGAATTGCGGTGGTCAAAAAGCCTCAAGTTGCGGCAAATGGCGTCGCGGTAACGAAGCCACAAGAGGGCTGGGTGCGTATCTCCGGCCAGCCGAAACCGCAGGACATTGACCGGCGCAAGACGACCGACGAGATGATTTTGAGCAATCGCGCCATTGACAAGAACGGGCGGAAGATTACTTGGGCTTGACGATTGGTGCTAAACTGTAACCGTTGCAAGAAGATGAAATGAATCGCTGAGGATATTCGGGGTCGCAACCCTCTAGTTCTGCTAGGCATAGCGATCCAAAGCGATGGAATGATTCTTCACGCGACCTAAATATCGCGCATGGGGAGTCCTCAGCAACTCCCAATCTGCCCGGCTGCGAGTGGCGCATGTGGCGTGAATCTCAAGATGAGGTTTCGTCATGGCACAAGGCACCGTTGCGCAGACATTCGCTCTGCAAAAGGAAAAGGTTCGCCCTCAACTCTCTCTGCTCTATCAGCTTGACGACACGCTGTGGTCAGAGATCGAAGCGCGCTCAGACGTTGAAGTTGTCTCCTCGCGTCCCACCCGCATCCCGCTTGAGCTGCTCGCTGGCGGCACGTTCACCACGAATACGCCAGACGGCGGCGACCTTGGCTTGGGCTCCGCGCCGATTACCGACTTCATGACGCTGGTTCCGACCTATTTCTTCCAGTGCAGCCAATGGACGAAGCAGGCCGAGATTTCCACCAATGCCAACGAGAAGGCTATCGAGGATTACTCGAAGCTGATCATGAAGCGCGCAATGAAGAACTTCCGCACCTACATGGAAGCAATCTTCACGCAGGGCGCAGGTGATAACCTGCTCGACACGACCACGGCCACTGCCTCGGCTGGCGCTACCTCGATTCTGGTTCACAACGCGAACCAGTTCCAGGACCAGCAGCCCATCGACGTGTGGACCTCCACCGGCGGCACCTATGTCACAACCTTCGTCATCCAGTCCGTCGATGCCGCGAACAAAACTTTGTGGCTCTCAGCGCCGCTCGGCGCGCAAGTCACCTCCGGTTATGGCCTGTACGTCAAAGGCTCGGCTGGCGTCGCCAATTCGGGACTTTTTGGTCTGTTTCAAGCAGCGGTATCAACCAATACCGGCACCGCGTTCGGTTTGAGCCGCGCCAGCTACCCTGGCAAGCTCATCATGCCTTACGTCTCTGGCGCATCGCAGCCCATCACCCCGTCCTACGCCCGCAAGCTGACCGGCCAGATGCAGATCGCACTTGGCGCGACCGCGGCCTATGAACTGGACCTCCAGATCAACATGGGACCGGATCAGATGGCGGCATGGGAGAACACGGCGATTCAGGTTGCCTCGACCATCCAGAACCAGATTACCGGCGACTCTTCGCAGGACATGCTGAAGCACCACACCCCCAAGACGTTCATGGGCTATCCCATCGTCAACAAGGGTATGGGCAACATTCATGCCAAGCAGGGCCGCATCGACGGCGTGTGCCTCAAGTGCTGGGGACGCGTCGAGAATCAGCCCATTGACTTCCTCGAGTACGGCGGGCAGACTATCTTCCCGCAGTACGGGGCGAGCGGCGGCTTGGCTGCAAGCACCTTCTTCTATTTGTGGACGGGTTGTAATGCCT